CTTGTCTGATTCGGGTAATTACCTGCATAATTTCCATTTCCAATAGTTGAGGTAGAGATAAAGTTCATCCCTCGATAAGAGTCAGCGACCTTGGCTTCAACCGGAGACATCATCACTTGACCGCCTACCGCCCACGCTGCATAGCTTTGGCTGAATGGCCCAACGGTTTGCTGTTGAACCCCAGCCGCTGCGTCTGGGTTTATTGAAAGTGTCCGTGCAACCATGCCAGCAACCACCGCGACTACATCCGCAGGGATGGTAATAGAGCCGTGTTCATAGGTGACATCTACCGGGGTGAAGCTTCCAAGGTCATAAATGCTTTGGTGTCTATCCCATGTGAAGTCGATCTCGTTGCCGTCTAGGTCTTTGACTTCAGTGACCGCAATAACTGGTCGCTGGGTAAGCCTGACCACTCCATCCCGAGGAAATAAGCGCACTGAGCTTTCGCCCTGCTCGAACTTCTGAACGGCTCTTTGAATAAACAAAGCTGACGCATCTTCCAAATAGGCCGTAGCCTTCGAGGTTTCTGCAACCGTAAGAGACCTACCTAAGCGAGCCTCTACTTCTGCGATTGTTGCCAGTGCCATTTAGACCTCTTTCAAATCTCGGGGTATGGCTAAGGGGCCAGAGCGAACTCCGACCCCTTAGCGGTTAGCCTTTTTAGGCTGAGACGTATTTGATAACAGCGGCAGTCTTGATGACCTTTGCGCCGTAGACGTTGAGGCCACGAACGATGTCCGAGAACTTGGTCTGGTTTCTAAGAGCCTCAAGTGACTGAATCTGGTTCACGAATGCAACAGTGTCAGCGTGGTAACCAACAGCCGAAACATCGCTACCCAACAGTGGAGACTCAAGAACATTTAGGCCATAGAGCCTTGTGATCTGTCCGTTGCGTAGTTCGTCAGTTGCGCCAGCGGCAGCAACATCAGAAAGACCCTGGATTAGCAAATCTGCAAAGTCTGGAGTAACCACTAGAAAACGGTTGGCGGATGGAACCTTGCCAGTTGTCATCAAGGTGCGGATGGTGCGCACTGCGGTTTTGGCTTCCTCGGCGGTGTCAACTACCACAGCCCCAGCGTTTCCGTCAGTCGCGCCAGCAAGCATCTGAGCCAAGAGGTATTCTTCGGCATCTTCTGCCAAAGCTTTTCCGGCTGCGTCAGTCCAAGCGTTGAAGGTTCCAGCGGCCTGAGCCTTGTCAACGTCATCAACATTTACAGAAAAGGCTTTTTCCTGGTTGAGTAGCAATAGAACCTCGGTGTCATTCAACGCCTCAGCGGTGATTGAGCGCCCAGCGGCCTTGTAGTCAACAATGGTTGGAGTGGTTGCGTTGATGATGTGCACAGTGTTGCCACGTGTTGCATCACCCTGATACTGAGTGTTCAGGGTTGGAATAACAATCTGGTTCGAAATGAAGCTTTGTGTTACTCCGGCGCTCCAGATTTCCGGGATGAATTGGTCAATAGCCATTTGTTTCTTCTTTCGTTAGTGTTTGCCCATGAGTGCATCAAGGCGACCGTCTTTAGTGGCCGCCATAATCTCATCCGGGGACATGTTTTTTAGCTCATCCCTATGCCTAATTTGGGACTTGCCTAGGTTCTGACCCCGAGCGCCTTGCCCGAAGTCTGGATTTGTAGGTTCAGCAGTTTTGCTGTGAGATTCGACCCACGACTGAATAGCCTCTGAGTCGATGTTTCCGTCACTCAAAATGAATGAGGATTTGTCAAAATCAAGTAATGAACTGCCGTCAAGTGAACGGCCAGTTAGCAAGCTCTTTAGCTCTGAATCGACTAGCTTCGCGGCGTATTCTCGTCTGATCTCTTGTGAGGTTTCTTCACGGGTCTGCTCAATTAGTTTCTCAGTGTCGGATAGCTGGGAGCGCCTGATGTCATCTAGCTCTTTAGCTGCGTGGTCGTTCGCCTTGGTCTTTTCTTCGTTCTTCTTGCTGAGGTATTTCCATTTTTCAACCTCTGCTTTTAGGGTGTCCATTTCGGACAATTCAGGGGCTTCGGGCTGGGCAGATTCTGCCACCTGTTCTAATGCCTCTGATGTTTCGGTTTCTAACTGCTTTGATTCAGCCATGTTGATCTCCATTTCGGATTAGGGCTTTGCGCTCATTTCGAGCTAATCAGCGTGAGCTGAAATTTAGAATTCGCTGGGGCCAGTGAAGGCTTGGTCGCGCCACCTGAGTGTCGGGCCGTATTCCCCATGCTCGCTAGTGATAGTGATTTCGGTGTAGTCAGCCAGCTTGTCCCCTTCTGTAGGGGAGCGAATTAGCTTGCCAAGGCCAGCATCTCTGCCACCAAAGTCCGGGTCTATTTTGAGCTGTTGCGCGATGGTGTCATAGGTGCTATCCAGTCGGATTTGGTCAATGACTTGGCCGGGGTCTTGGTCACCATAGATTGGCATTTCGCCACAGTCGCATCCAGGGTGAATCGGCATTAGATTGTCGCGCCTGTATCGCTGGGTCGAAGCGATCGCGCAAAGCGCGCAGTTCTCGGAGCCTGTCAGGGTTCTTGCATAGCCCACGATGTTGTCGTTTTTTGACCTTGCTAAGAATCCCGCGTTACGCCTTGAGAGCTGCATGTCTGTGGAGACTATGGAGCCAATACGAGTGCCACCTGCTGCAATAGCTTGGGTCATGTCCTTGCCCTTTGAGAGCGCAGTGTAAACATCCACAAATGGCCTGCGGTAAACCTCTTGAGCAGCCGCGCCGTTTCTTAGCTTGCTAACTGTGAAGTCAGGGGCGCTTATCGCGGGGACTCCAAAAGTCTGACCCTGAAGCTTTGCCATTTCCTGATAGAAGCCAACCTGTAATCTCGCGGCTTGCAACCTGCCCCCGGTAAGGGTTGGTTCAATCAGTTTGGTAAATGCTTCAAAGTCTGCATCACGCCATGATCCAAGGTTTGTGAACGCGCCGGCAACTCTGACCCCAAGTCCTCGAACTAGCCGAGAGCTTAGGGAATTGTATGCCTCAAGCAACTCACGCTGGGTCGCCATTAGGCGCTAGGAGCTTCGGGTGTCCCAAGCAACAACTCTGTTAGAAGTGCCTCACCAGCTCGCTCAACTTCCATCTCCGCGATTTCGGCTGGGCTGAACTGCCCGACCAAACTCATACGAGAACGGAATGGCAAGTCTTGGAACTTGCTGTTGGCATCTGCTCGCTCGGAGAGGCTGTATCGCTCTGGAGAGTCCCAGATGGGTTCTAGGTCTAATAGGTTGGCGCGCTCGGTGTCGCCCATCCACTTGAACATCAGGGACATGACTTTTGACCAGCCAACGGTTGCCCGAGCTATCCGGTCTTCGGTCTTGAACACCAAGCCTTCTCTAGATAGCGATGCACCCTCTGCGCTCTGGTTCGCACCGTCTGGGCTTAGATAGTGCATAGGGGTTCTAGTCACTGCGGCAAAGTCTTGGATGTCAGCTCTTACAGCCTGGAGAATGTCCTGGATGTTGGTCTGATCCATCTCTCCGATGTCTGCGCCTTCGGGCAGCATCCACATGGCCCCAGGTGCGGATTCGAAAAGGCCGTTGTAGTCAACCTCATTGCCTTCTGGGTCATGTGTTGGAAAGTCTCCCTTGATCCACTTTTGCTTGAAAGCCTGAGTGGTAGCGATGACTAGACGCTGGAGAATCATGTGGTTGATTCTGTCGATGATGTCTAGATAAGGCTCATACTCGCCCTTTTCATCCATGTTGGTAAACTTGACAACTGGCACTTCTCCCAAGGGATTTGGCCCGCTGGCTTCCTCGTCATACATCCAGTTTTCGGAGTCATAGGGGCTGGTGTCTGTGTCTTTGAAGTAGACCTGAATTTGGTCGGGATAGTAAAAATACGCCCGGCAGTATCCGGCCTCAATAAAGACTTTCACTGCTGCCAAGATCTCGGATGGATCCTCTGGATTGGTAATGGTCTGAATCTGGCGCGGATCCTCCACTGTGACTAGTGGGTATTCCCTGCCAGCTTTCATTCCGACTATGGCATACGCCTCACCAAACTTGAGAAAGAAGCTGTGCAAGTCTGCGGAATAAACGTCTAGCTTGTTCGCCTTCCAAAGGCGGCGAGCGGCTGCATCGCCATTCTCATCATCGTCTGCGCCAGTTCTAAATCCACCAATACGCATCCGCTCACGAACCGCTGCAACACAGAGCTGTGCCATGTTCAGGCGCGACTTCTTCTGAAATCTGCGATAGGCACGTGACTGGCCATCTGCGCCCTCTGGAAGCGGTGCATCGCCGTCATAGTAGCGTTCTAGCAAGTTCATGCGCATTTGCTCTTTGGCGAGCTTTTTGAGCATTGTTTGCTGTGAGCCGTCTAGCTGGGTTGCCATAAAGAATCCTTAAGTTAAGCGTCTAGGCACGAAAGAGTTTTTAGTTGCCTGGCCTTTTGATAGGGCCTGGAGTCTGGCTTGATAGGCCAAGACAGCCGCGACAGCGGCATCTATCTTGTTAGGGCTTTCGGGATGCTCTTTGGCAATCGAAATCCCTGATCGGCTAATCCTTCGGCGAGAGTTCAAAACATGTCTAGATAAAGCTGCGCCGCTGTGGGTTAGCTCTTTGTCAATCACTGCGTTCTGGAATTGCTCCAAAGCTCTGACAACTAGATAAGACCTGTTTCCGGTCATCCACCACTCAATTGGGTGAGTGACTGAGCTTTTGACTTTTAGCTTCTTGCCAAAATCAGCTTCCCACTGGGCTATGTAGCTCTCCCACTTTGCCGGGTCTGCAAACATGCCAATCACCTTGTAGTCCTCGAACGCTTGCCTGACTTGATTATCAACATCGGTTATGGGGACTTCCCAGTTCTCCCCAGCGGGGCCGTCTGGTTGTTCCCAAACTTTGATCTCAAATAAGTGACCATCGGATACTCGGCAACCCACTAGCGCGGTTGCGTCTGTGATTCCCCTGTTGCGTTTTCTAGAGCCGTCAAAGCCAAGCGTTATCGCCTCGCCCTTGCGAACCTCTTTGGAGGCATAAGTGGCAGCCCACTCTGGGGCGCTCACCCAAGCATCTTTAGAGCTTGTAGGTTGGTTGAAGTAGTAACGCCTTGAATCTTGGGTGTCGTTTCGCGGGTCATAAAACTCGGACAGGATTCTGTCCACATCCATCACTTCAGAGAATGGGCCATAAGCCTCTACGATGCCCGCTCTGACCGCAGCTTCATCGGTTAGGTCTATGCCCGCGTCTGCTTCTCTGTGGTCGAATAGAAGGCGCTGGCGCTTGACCTTGCCTTCGGTGATCATCTTGGCTAAATCGTGGGTGTCCTCCGCCACCGACTTCTCCCCCGGTAGATACATGGTGGAGGTTTCAAGTGACCAAGGTTCTGCTGCTTTACGCTTTGCTAGGTTTCGGCGAACCGTGTCATACATCCGCTTTAGTTCGCGGGTTGTATAAAGGTGGGTCTCGTCAAAGACAACGAATGTTTCCTTGCCACCGTCTTTGGCGCTATTGGATGCTGTGGATGGGATTATCTCCCCGCCACCTGGTAAAAAGATTCTGGTTAGCCCAGCGGCATCTCTTGGGAGTCCGTTCGATAGCGGCCCCTCTGAGAGGTTGAAGTAGATGTTGTCATAGGTGTTTCCGGCTTGGCCTTCTTCTGTCGCTAGGCAACGGATGATGGGCGCTACAACTGGCTTGCCCATAGGCTCGCCCGCTGCATACTCGTAAGTGAAACCATCTCTAATGTAGGTGTCGCCCTCTTTGGCGAACCTGTCAAATCGGGCTGGCCCCATAGCCTCAAAGAGCGTTATGAATCCGGCTAGTTCTGATTTGGCTCGACCCTTGGCGCGAGAGATAAAAGATGAGTCATAGAGTCTGCGGCCAGTTGAATCGAGCGCGTAGACATCCATAATAAACCCGGCAAACTCGT